GTACGCCTTTGCGGACACCGTCTATCGCATGGTGCTTGGTGGGTACCTCAATGGGGTGTCGATCGGTGCACGTGTGAAGGAAGCGGAATACATCAAGGATGAAGATGGGCATATTGTTGGCCGGAAGTTCACCAGCCTGGAGCTGTTGGAGCTGTCTGTTGTGCCAATCCCCGCTGACAGCAAGGCATTGGTGACCGCCGTGAAGTCCGGCAGTGTCTCCTCTGAGGAGTTCGAGGAATGCTTTACAAAAACTTTGGAAGCACCCCTTGATTTACCTAATGAGAATGCTGTACAAATAAAGACTGACGACGGTGAGTCCTTGTCCGCTGAAGAGGAGGCTTTGATGAAAGAGCAGATCGCGCAGCTAGAGAAACGAATCGCGGAACTCGAAGTACTCGTCAAGTCGGCTTCGGATCAAGGCGCAGAGGCGAAGAAGACAATGGACGCCGTGCAGACGTTGTTTGGGAACCTTGCGTCTCAGATGACCACGAAGAAAGTGCCAGACGTATCCGCGTTGACACAGGGTCTACCGGATGGAAAGGGTTCCGATATCATCAAGCAAGCGTTTTCGATGTTAGAGGCGATGCAGGGGAAACTCAACGCTTCACGATAATCGTGAGGCTCATTTAAGGAGGATACTGTTATGGACGAACTGTTGAAGAAACTAGCTGAGTTGCAGTCTAAGATGGACGCCGCGATTGGCGATACTGCTGTCGTTAAGGCAGTGCAGGACGAGATCAAGGCTCTGCGTGAAGATTACGTCAAGATGAGACAAGAAATGGGCGAGCTGAAGGCTGAGAAGCCCAGCAAGAAAGCCTCGTTGCCTGGGTTGGAGTTTGAAGCTGGTAAGTTCTCCTTGCTTCGTGCGATCAACGCGATCACCACGAAGAATTGGAAGAACGCTGGTTTCGAGTTGGAAGTGTTCCAGAACACGACCGACCTGAAGAAAACCATGTCGACCGAAGTCGACTCAGCCGGTGGGTACATTGTCCCCGTCCAGGCGCTCGGTGATTTCATTGAGCTGTTCCGTGCGAACCTCGTCACCAAGCAACTCGGTGCGACCTACATTGAAGGGCTGAACGGCTCTCCTGTTGAGGTCCCTGGGCAGGCTGGTGGAGCCACGGTCTACTGGCTCGGTGAAGATAATCCTAACGGAATCACGGCTTCTGACTTGACCCTCAATCAGAAGCAAATGACCCCGCACGGTGCGGCTGCACTCGTGAAGTTGTCCAACAGACTGCTTCGCATGAGCAACCCATCGATCGAAGGGTTGGTTCGTCAGGATGTGGCCTTTGCGATGGCGGAAGCTGTCGACCTGGCTGCTCTCCGTGGGATCGGTGCCAACGGGCAACCCCTCGGTGTCATGAACACGTCCGGTGTGTTGACCTACGACATGGTTGGTATCGCCAAGCGTGTCGGCATTTGGGGTGGGCTGTACGAAATCGAAAACAAGTTGGCCGAAGCGAACGCGCTGAAGGGTAAACTTGGATGGGCCTTCCATCCCCGCGTCAAGAAGAACCTCTCCTTGGCTCGTGTGGGTGCAGCGGCTGAAGATGGATTTGCACAGTTCGTGCAGAATCCGGCCACCGAAGGCAGAATCACCAACATGCTTGGTTATCCGTATGCTTCGACGACCAACATGACGATCACGACCTCAACAAATCCTGACGAGAGCGAAGTGCTCTTCGGGAACTGGGCTGAGTTGATCGTGGGTGTGTGGCAGGGTCTGTCGATCATGGCCTCACAGGAAGCCTCGACAGCATTCACCACGAACCAAACGTGGGTGCGGTTCGTTCAAGAAGTGGATGTGATGGTCCGACATACAGAGAGCTTCTGCATCGGACAGCACTTGAGCATGGAGTTGTCAGCATAAGCTGAGTGACACTAAAGAAATCGAGTGAGGGAAGAAATTCCCTCACTCTCTTTGAACCAAGGAGGATTTGAATATGTCTGCTAACAAGTCAATTGCACAGAATGTGAAACCGAAGTACGGTGCGGCTGGCAGCGCGATTGCTACTGTGACCGGCGTCTCCATCGATACCGCTGGCTACCAGGAAGCATGTGTCGTGTTGTCCGTCGGGAACGTCGCGTCAACAGGTACCTTGAACGTGAAGGTTCAGGATTCCGCTGATAACAGCTCGTGGGCTGATATCACTGGTGCAGCGTTCACCGCTGTCGGTGACACTGGCGACAACCAGGTTCAGATCGCTCTGCTGAAGTTGGACGGTAACACGGTTCGTCGGTACATCCGAGTAGTCGGTGTGGTCGCAACAGCGGCTGCTGATTACGGAGCATGTGTGTTGCTGGTCAACGGTCAGTACAATCCTCAGCAAACTCCCGTCTTCACGGTATAGTCTGCTGAGTAGTCGGAAGGCTAGGATATGGGCTAGGGTGCATACTCTGTGCCCTAGCCTTTTTTCGTAAACAGGAGGAATTCACATGGCAAACGGAGTGTACAACAGAGGGAAGCAGTTGCTAGCAGTCGCTGGTCTGAACCTTGATACGGCAGACTTGCGGCTCATGTTGGTGAACGCCACCTACACGTTCGACAACAACCATAATTTCATCGACAACTCTGGCGCAGGCGATCCAATCGACCATGAGATCTCAGTGGGTGGATACGCACGACAAGCGTTGACCACAACCACTGTGACTGAAGACGACGCAAACGACTTCGCGTATCTAGACGCTGATGACGTGGTCTTTACAGCTTTGACAGCCGGTCAGACGATCGGTGGAGCCATTCTGTTTGACCAAGCTGGCGGTGCTGATACTGCTCGCGCAGTCATCGCGTTCTACGACTTAGTCGATACTGCCACGAACGGTGGTAACGTCACCATTCAGTGGGCGACTCCCGCGAACGGTGGAGTACTGAAGCTCGCATAATTAAGCCGGTCGGCACTGTACGTAGCGTGTGGGGTTCTCATACGCTACGTATACTTTACCCACGTCGAGGAGTGTATGGCCCACATTACCGAAGACCGCATAAAAGAAACAACAACGACTACCGGCACTGGAAACGTCACTCTAGCAGGCGCGGTGACACAATTCAGGACGTTTGGGTCGGTCATGGCGAACAATGACACTTGCTTCTACTGCATCCAGGGCCAGACAGGGAGTGAGTGGGAAGTAGGTCTTGGCACGTACGTCAGTGCAACCCCAGCGATCGCTCGAACAACTGTGTTGGAGTCGAGCAACGCTGGCGCGGCAGTCAACTTTAGTGCGGGGACAAAAGATGTGTTCCTGACACTCGCTGCCACCCGTACCGTGCAACTGAACAACGAACTCGTGGTCGCATTACCCGACGCGACGAATGTCACCCCAGCAACCCCCGCAGCAAGCACACTAGGCTTCTTTGCAAAGAGCATAGCAGGTCGTATGCTCCCCAAGATTATCGGCCCATCGGGGTTAGATACGGCCCTGCAACCAGCGGTCTTTCAGAACCGTATTCTGTTGTATGTGCCATCTACAGGTACGACTGGGACGGGATCTGGAACGGGGTGGGGACCGGTCTGGACTTCTGGTGGGACCGTCTCACACCCAACACCGGCAACGACCGCCCCAGCGATCTCAAACCAAATACGGCGGACACGCTATGCCAATGTTGTGTCGACGACTAACCAGACGTTAGGTATCAAAGCGGCTGCGGCTGACACCCTGAACTATTGGCGTGGAAATGCCGCAGGAGTCGGTGGATTCTTCTTCGCTGCTCGCTTCATCGTGGAATTATACCCAGCGGCGACAGTGCGAATTTTTGCTGGGCTGACAGCTTCTAGCTCGACCCATGTCGTGGCCTCCGACACAGTCCTCAATAACACTTGCGGCCTTTGGCACGACACCACAGATCCATCTAGTGGAGCCAATAGTTTCAACTTTGTCACGCGAGACGGGACGACGACCACGAAGCAATCGATTGCGCTCAGTAACGCAATTGCCGCAGGAAATTCGTACGACTTCTATATGTTCTGCCCTCCAAACGGCAGCACTATTACGTGGCGTCTGGACGACATCGTGAACAACGTGATGTACTCGAATAGCACCTCAACAACGCTGCCCACT